CTTTCTTGGGCGATAGTTATTATGTAATTAGAGGAACCGATTCTTATAGGTGCCCCCTATAAGGCCTTCGTTAGCCTACTACATACCATGCTACGTTTAACCAATTAAGATAGTTTGAGAAAAGCTATGAGCGCCTCTTTAAATTAACACTTTAAAATATAAATAAAACTAAAAACAACAAAAATATAACATAAAAATTATAAAAATACAAAAATAAAACCGAAAAGTAAATATTTTACAATATATATATTGTATCTTAAGATAGAGAAATATATAGCGGAAGCTAGTCCCTTCTTACCTATATATTGAGCGAGTGAGGTAACCCCTTGCAACCCGCTTAAGGCTAATACTGTATAGTGAGTAAGCTATTTAAAATAAAATTCTCAAAGATTAGGAACCCCCTATAGAGATAAGTTTAGTAGTTTGGTGAATCAAAACTACCATCTTAGGTGTAAAGCCTGGGCGTTGGGCGTACGTTAACGGCCCCCCCCCCACGACTAAATTTTATTGAATCAATATGAGTACTATAAATGATAGAATCGTAAACAGTGAAACTGGGAGCAATGACCAGTATGAACAAAACAGAATTCCTTCTCAGTCATATAGAGCTGGTGATGGATATTTAAGACGCACTCCTCACTCTGGTCGAGTTGAAGGTGATGATGTTCATAATATTAGACAATCTCGTACTAATATTAAACAATTTTTAACGCATCTAAAAGATGTACGTAGAAAGCACGATGAGGGCAAGGCAACTTTAGACCCTATCGATGCAAACTACATGCTTCTGTACAAAGTTTTATCTTCCCGTGGGAAAAAGAATAATATTCTTAACCGCTATTTAGATAAGATGATGGATGCATGTTGTGAGTATGATGAGTTTTCTGAAACAGATAGCGAATCATACAACACAACTCCACAAATGTTTAACCCCACAGTTTCTATGAAAGATGATCAATTCGAGAGAATAATGAATCTTGCAGAGAGAATCATGGGAACATTTGAGGGAGAAACAGACAAACCATCCAAAGTAGACAAATTAATGGATATGATGGAGAAGGTTGCCAGCGTTTCTTCTAGTGAAGGAGTTAACAAAGCTACTGAAGTAATGGATAGTATCAAAGGTGTCACAGACCCTATTGGAGGTATATTCAAAACTTTATCTAGTATGTTCTCTCTAGGATCTGTCGGAGCTAATACTGCTGCTTTTGCAGGAATAGCTCTATTGATCTCATTTGCTAAGAGTTATGACTCTTGGAAAACAGAATATGTCGTTATTAAAATTTTAGTAGCCTTATACTGTTTATTTTTGTGCTGGAAGTACAAAGATCAGATGTATAAGGGACTTAAAAATTCAGTTCAACAATTAGTTGAATTGGTAACGGGTTTATTCTCCATGATTAAAGAAGATGACGATGTTGAAGAAACAGATTTAACTATGGAATCTATACACACAACCGCGCAAGGTTTTGGTGTAGATTTAGGAGCATTAGATGTTGGAGTTGATATCCTCTTAGCAGGATTAGGACTTTCAGCTATAGTGGATCCTAAAGAAAAAGCTTCGTTTCTTACTACAGTTAGCAAAACCGTAGGTACCCGACAATCCTTAACAGATTATGTGAGGTCTATTGTTTCCATACTGACAAAATTAGTAAATAAGATTAGTTCGAAGATTTTTAATACAGAAGGTATCTTACTACTTAAGAGTGGTGAAGTAGCAATAGATTCTATTCTTGCTAGAATAGCTGAAATGCTAAATCAAGCTAATAGTGGTAAACTTCACTTTACAACAACGAACTTGGAAAAGATTCAGAGTTTATATTGTGAGGCAGCTAGTGTGTATAAAGTTACTCCGGTAAACAGATTTACAAGCAATGGAGTTAACCTTTTACGAACTTCTATGAATGAGTTAAATATTTTAATTAAAGAATTTCAACATTCTAATCTAGGGTTAGCTGGTTATCGTATGGATCCAGTCTGGATAAACTTCAGTGGGAAGCCAGCGATACAGAAAACTTTAATAGTTAATACTTCTGCCGCTTTCGCAGTTAAACAACATTGTTCAAATGAAGAATGGGAAGCCTTTAAAAAGGATCCTGATATGTTTATTTGCAACAGAATTTCTGAGAACGGTCATTGGGAAGGATATTATGAAAATGCCATTGCTGTTATTTGGGACGATTTCTTACAAAAGAGATCTTTTCTAGGTGACACGTGCGATGCTGCATTAGAGATGATTAGAGCCAAAAATACTTTTGCGTTTCCTCTTCATTTTGCTGGTATGGAAAATAAAGGAAGGAGATTTTTTAGATCTCCTTTTATATTTACTACCACAAATAGAGATACTTTTCAAGTAGAAACGATTGTATCTCAAGAAGCTTTGTTACGTAGAATAGATATTGATCTTACTGTTACTATTAAACCTGAGTTTTGTAAAGACCCTAATAAAATGGGTGTCTACGAAAGAGACTTAGATTTAAGTAAATTAGAAAACTATGATGATCTAGCTAAAGAGATAGATTTTGGAGTTTTCGAATTCCATAGGAAGGTTAATGGTGTGTATACTGATGTATTAGATTATGATCAAGTATTACAATTGATCAAGCACACATATGCCCAACATAAATCGTTTCTAAATGCTAACAAAGTATTATTTGCTAAGATGTATGAGAAAATTGAAACTTCTGGAAGTGTACTTGTAGAAGATTTGAACGGAAACAAGACGTCAACTAAATTTGATCATGATTTTCCTTTTAGAGATATGGAGATTGATTCTTTTCAAACCAGGAAAAAGACTAAAAGGTTTCCTTTCGATGAGTTTCGAGCTGTAGCTCAGATGGCTCCAGATCGCGAATCGTGGACTGAAGCTGATATGTTCAGAGAGTTTAATCCCGACAGAGATAACAACTTTGAGATGGAACTCACGGCGAGAAGAAATCGTCAAAGATTGGACGATTATGAGAGAAGTCTTAGATCTTCCATTTCTAGTTCAACTCTACCAGTTCTAGCTAGACCGCCTTCAGTAGCTACATCTTATGCAACTGCTGATAGTATGACTAGTTATACTGAGGAGGAAGTTAGAAGTCAACTAAAAGAATTGGGTCTCAATCCAGATATAATCAAGAAAGTTAAGATTGCTTCTCCCAGAGAGTTTGAAAATTACTTTCCTGAAAAGTTTTTGGATAAGTGGAGCAGGTTCCTCACTTGGCAGTTACACGATTATGTTAAGTTACGTGAGATTTTAATACCTTATGTTTCAGGATCTCTTGCTTGGTACACAGGTAAGCCAGAGTTTTTCTGTGCCGCCTTTGCCCACCATAGTGAAGAGAATTTTGCACTTATGGTATCAATTTGTATGGGAGTTAATCCAGATCACTTAAATATACCATATTGTGATATTGAAATGCCTGTTTATAAGTCTTCTAGAACATTTAAGATTCCTTGTTTAGGAGTTGTTTGGTCAGCTCTTATTGCAGCTTATGAGTTTATTAAGTTTAAAGGTAAAGAATTTCTAAAGAACATTGAAAGTTCTGATGTAATTATTTTACTAGGATCTATACCAACATGTTACTTGATATATAAATTTTTCTTTGCTAAAAGGAAAATGCGTATTTCTCCCCAGTCTGGTGCTACTGCATCGAGAGGGAATACTAAACCTGTTGTCAAGTCTAAAACAGTTAAAGAACTTAAGGCCCGCTTTGCTTCAGCAAAGCCGCAAGGTAGAGATCTGAATGGTGATGATATCGCCAATAATATCTATAAGCATAATGTTTGGTCTATTAGGTACAGCCCTAATGGCGATTCATTTTTGCATGCTGGATATTTAGTTGGTCTTAAAGGTCGTATAGCTATATTGCCAAAACATTTCATAGCATCATGGACCCATGAATCTAAGAAGGATATATTTTATCCGGAAATAGAGTTAAGGTTGTTTTGTGGAGATATTCACAAAGCTTCTATCAAGATGGGAGAAATGATGGAATGTGTGTACGATATCAATGTAGATAATTGTGATTTGGCTTTTGTCAAGTTCCCTAAAGGTTTTCCGATGTTTAAAGACATTTCTGACAAGTTTGTAGCAGAGAGAGATTTATCTTTGCTGACAAATTCTTTTACATCGATGATGTCAAGTCCTCACCGACAAACAAGTATTATAAGTACTAATAGTGTTGCGAATAAAATCAATGTGATTTACAACGTGCATGAAGAAGAGTACTTCTTAACTAGAACAATTAAGTACCAAGGTCTAACCGAAGAAGGTGACTGTGGTGCTCCATTAATTGCTCGCGTTGAGCGTCTTGGAAGTCGAAGAATATTGGGTATACACGTTTCGGCGTTGGATCTAGAAGGAATTGGCTTTTGTACTATAGTAACCCAAGAAATTATAGCATTATGCACGGATTTAATCCAGGAAACTTCAGACACTACTATTTTTACTACTCCTCAAAATATGGAGATAGCAATTGAGAGAACATTTGAAGTTATGGGTGGAGATCCAGAAGGTAGAGTTAACAATACTGGGAATTGGTCAGAGATTAGGAAATCTCCTTTACACTCTCATCATGAGTATAACATACCCTTAACTGCTCCCGCTTTATTACGTACAATCATGAGGAATGAGGTTGAAATAAACCCGTATCATGTTATGTTAGAGAAGTATAAGTGTGAGCCTGTAGTTGTAGATAGAGATACTTTACTGAGATCTGTTGAAGACTTGGAAAGTTTTCTCTTGAAACAAAGTACTAAGAATCATGATTTTCGATTATTAACTTTGGAGGAAGTGTGTTACGGTATACCAGGCAGTAGTATAAAATCTATGAATGCTTCGTCATCTGTAGGTTTTCCTCTTAAGATTACTCATCCTAACTTGAAAAAGGATCTTTTCTATAAATACCCTCGTGACGAGAATAATCCAGGTCTTCCGATTTTACAAAAGTTAATCGATGACATAGTGGACAAATTCTTAGCTAATGAACGTCCTTTGATATTATTTACAGATAATCTCAAGGACGAACGAAGGTCTAAAGAAAAAGTCGCCAGTGGAGCTTCCCGCGGTTTCAACGGAGCCCCATTGGACTTCTGCGCACTCTTTAAGATGTTTTTCGGAACATTCATTGAATGGTTAACAGATAATAAAATTGTAAATGGATGTGCAGTTGGAGTTAATGCCTACTCAAAAGAGTGGCACCAAATATATAACTTTTTATATGAACGCAACCCCGAAGGAGGAGACGGTGATTATAAAGGTTATGATGGTTCTTTACTTGCTGTAGTTATTAATGAAATATGTGAGATGATAATCCGCATAATTGGAGATACCGATGAGATTAACAATAAAATAAGGAGACAACTTTTCGATGAGATAATGTTTGCTCGCCATATTTATTGGGATGTCATATATGAACAACATTCAGGGAACCCTTCTGGAAACCCATTTACAACATTCCTAAATTGCTTATATAATTTAGTAGCGTTTCGTTACTGTTTCTATAAGAATAAGAAATTTTGGTATGAACGATTCTATGACCACGTAACTTTGTTCGTCTTGGGTGACGACAACATTTGGTCTATATCTCCCGTTATAGTAGAAGATTTTAATCAGTTAACTCTTAGCGAAGATATGATCTCTCTTGGTTTAAGATATACCACCGCCCAGAAGGGAACGGCGGTTTTTAAAACCAGACCTATAAAGGATTTAGAATTTTTGAAAAGATCTTTCCGTTATAGTGAGAGTAGAGGTTTGTGGATAGCTCCACTGCGTTTAGATGTAGCTTTAGAGATATGTCAATGGAGTAAGAAGACTATGTATTTAACAATCTTCTATTCAAATGTTGCCGAAACGTTGAAAGAACTCTCTCTTCATGGAGAAGATGTTTTTGAGACCTATCGGAGACGAATTAAGGACTTCTTTATAAGAGGTGGAAGAGATTTTGATGAAATTCCTGAACTTACAGATTCTTACAGATTTGTGAGGGATAGAGTTCTCAATTCTCATTTCATTCTCTAATAAAGAAGCCCCGTCCCAGGATGACATAAAACTCGCCTGCCCGGAGACGGCAATAAAAGCTCCAAGGTGTTCATAGCGATGCTTATACCCGAATACCCACGCTCTATTATAAATCGAGTGTATTCCCTTTGAACATAACGCCCTGGCTTATTCAAGTCTATTAACTAGGATGGGGCGGTAGCAGTCCTACCACAATCCAAGAATAGAGCACAATTTGTAACGACTGAGTCACCGTTACATCTTACACCGACTTGCGACAACAACACCATCAGAGGTTTCCGGCGTACCCTTAAACGTCGCCCACGAGACTCAGTATGAACTGGGTCCCTCAGCAAGTGCAGGCACTACTCATCTTAAGGATGATGGAGTGAATGTTCAGGTGGATGCTACTAGTAGAAAAGCTGCTAGTACAATGGAGAACCTGTTGTCCTTCAATTCACCAACAACACAACAATCAATCAAATCGTTTTTTGAGAAACCTATTGTGTTACAGCAAGGTAACTTATCAACAGCTGATACAACACCTATTGCAATCTATAGTCAATCTCATCCAGAAGATTCTCTGTTTGCTCTGCCCATTTGGACAGATAAACTTAGAGGAAATTTTGGTTTGAGGTTCACTATGGTATTTACTTTGCAAGTGAATGCTTCAAGATTTCAACAAGGTAGGTATATGTTGACATGGTGTCCGACTGGAGGAGGTTCCAGAATACAAAGTAGAACTTCTGCCTGGGTTGATATGCATACCAATTCTAGGCAAGCAAGAACTCAATTGCCTCATGTAGAATTAGATATAGCGACACAAACATCTGTAGTGCTTAGAGTACCTTACTCTAGTGTTATGACTGCTTTTCCTATTTCTTCTATTTCTGATGCAAATAAGTATGGAACCTTAGGTCAATTGCAAATTTGGCCTTATCAACCTCTAGTTGCGGCATCTGGTATAACTACAGCTGGATATACACTATGGTGTCATCTAGAAGATGTAGTAACTTATGCTGCTGCAGTTCCGCAATCTCTAGCTATTAAGCGTTCTTCTAAAGGTAATCCCTCAGAGGAAGAAGCTAAAGCTAAAGGTGTGGGACCTATTTCTTCAGTGCTTAGTAAAGTAAGTGAGGCTGCCGGTATGTTATCGGTAGTTCCTTTCTTAGCCCCTTACACGGCACCATTGTCTTGGAGCACGAATTTGCTTAGTGGCGTTGCTTCTGTTTTTGGTTGGTCTAAACCTATTAATTTAGGAGTAGTCAAACGTATTAACAGAAACACTGTCGCTTATGCGACCAACGTAGATGCTATTGACAACTCTATGCCTTTGTCAGCTCAAACCGATAATGCAGTTTCTATATTACCGGGTTTCGCTGGTACTGATATAGATGAAATGTCAATTACAGCTATGGCAATGCGTCCAGGTTATGTCACCACTTTTAATTGGGAGACGTTTACGACGATGCCCTCAGGTTTCGCGCTTGCAGTAATGGAAGTTAGTCCTTCGGCTCTTCAAAACACTCGAATTGACAATGGAAGATCTGTTAAAGATCTGGTTCCATGTCAATTTGTAGCTTCTCAATTTAGAATGTGGAGAGGAAGTATGCAGTATACATTCAAAGTAGTTAAAACAGAATTTCATTCAGGAAGACTAGCAGTTTGTTTCTCACCTGAGGAAGGGAGAACAACAACAGCTGGAGCTACTTATACTACGTCTGACTATTTACATAGGGAGATTATTGACATCAGAACTTGTGATACGTTTACCATTACGGTACCGTATACTGCAACTTCACCTTATAAGAATACCGGTGTCCTCAAAGATTGGAAAATCGGAGGTTTATTCATATATGTAGTTGATCCCTTGATAGCACCTAGTACAGTTTCTCAATCTATAAAAATACTTGTAGAGATGAGTTGTGGACCAGACATAGAATTCGCTATCCCGCAAGCTAACATGAAGCTTACACCAGCGTATTTCTGTGTGCCACAATCTAGGACCATTACAAACTCAGGTCCACCACCGAATCAATCTGAAGTGGTAAACATTGGAAATTCCAATGTTGAACCACCTAATATCATGTTTGCAGAAGCATGTGTTGGAGAGAAGATAATTTCATTCAGGTCTCTTATGAAGCGTCATGGCAATATTTCTCCTGGTCCCACCGTGAGTCCTAATCTTGGTGAAAACAAGATTAATGTACTACCATACGCGTGGCAACCTTTTAATAATTCTATTGGTGCCGTATCTATACTTGATTATCCATACATTGATCTTTATGGTTTAATGTGCTCTATGTTTCTCTATTCCAGAGGCGGAGCTAACTTGAAACTTAAAACATCATATATGGGTACTTACAATATAGGTCCCACTGTAATGGCGGAAATAAGGTTTTTGGATTTCAGTGCTTCTATATCGACATTTACGGATTATGATATAGCCGCATTGGATGCCTCAACTTCTACTTCAAATAGTATTGGGTTTGATACACAGTATCATATGGCCACTATAGCTAATGAACCTTTTATTGAAGTTTCTGTTCCGCAATATAATCAATTTGTAAACAGAACTTCAGTGGATTCTATGGTCTCTCCCACTACTCCTGGTCGCGCTATCTCTGGTGTGACGAGTACTCAGTGGGGAGTAACTTTCTCTTGGGATTCAACCGCTGCTAACGGAGTGTACCCAAAAGTAAATTTAACGAGAGCTGCCAAAGACGATGGTAATTTTGGATACTTTGTATCTATTCCTACCATGTTGTGGACGCAGCTTTGATTGAACTATGCCCAGGATGGCAGTAAACTCCACGCCCGG